TCAGGCAGCACCGCCGGTGATTGAGAATTCGAAGCCATCGACGCGGTGGTCGGCAAACAGCCGTGCCCCATCCTCGAAGCCCACGACAAGTACGCCTGGTTTGGGGCGGTCGATGTAGGCGACTGTCTTGCCCTGAAGAAGTTCGTTCATTCGGGACGCTTCGTCCTCCAACTCCTCGGAGGTTGTTGCAACCAGCACCATGGTGTCTTCGTCTCCTGTCTGGCGGCGATGTGGCACGAGCTGTCGACAGCATCAAGTCAGGGTGGAGCAGCCCGGTAGCTCGCCAGCCAGCATTTGGGTACAACGAGCCATGTTTCGTTCTTCAAGCTCATCCTGGTGGCGGTGGAGCAGGTGGGTGCTACCAACAGTCGCCATTATCGGCATTTGGTGGATTTGGTTGGAAGCAGGTCGAGTAAACGACCATGTTGACCGGTGCTCGGACGACTCTTCGCCTGCCTACATCAGGAACGATGTCGAGCGGGCCGCCGAATGCCCCTAGTTGCCAGTCGGAGGGCCTGCAACCAGATCAAGACAGCGAGCGGACGTCGGCTGCAATCGAGGCCCTCATAGTCGCGCTGGCGAAATCGGAGAACTCCGACAGTTCCAGCGGGAAGTATTGGTAGTTTCCCGGCGCGATGCCAGCGAGGACGACATAGTGTCTGTCCTGTCCATCGCGCTTCAAGCGCAACGACAACGTGCAGACCCCGTCTGAAATTGGCGTGTCAATCTGGCGGACAACCGCCCCGGTGGTCGCCATTTTCAGAGATCGAAACATCGTTGAAAACAGCCCCATTTGGGTCCGCGTCTCCCGTTGAAGCGCGCATCCTCCCATCACTCTTGGCACCTGTCGAGACGTGTCCCCGGTTGGGCGGGTAATCCCGGCAATCAACCCCGAAAGGAAATCTAGATGGTTCGAACGTTCCGAAGTCTCGAATTGAGCCTCGGCGGCTGCTTCTTCATCGGCTTCATCAAGTTTGATCCGCCCGTCGAAGAGCGGGAACGGATCAAGTAATTAGGACGGGGGATGGACGAAAACTGTCGACTTAGGCGATCTTATTCATATCGACCATATAACCGGCAGCCTTCAGTTCCTTGGCAAGTTGGAACCTCCACATGCCGGTTTCGTCGACAGGAGTGTAGAGCACACCGTCAAAGTCACTTGGTGTTTCAACGTCACCGCGCTTGAGCGCAGCGACGCGTGCGGGGCCGAGTCGCCCAAGAAAGAAGCCCAATTCCAGTACAACGTTCTGCCGGGCGTGCTTCGACCCAGAGGCTAATTCGTCGTCAGGAGACATCAATACGACCGCAAATCCCACGTCAGCGGACTCGTCCTGAAATTTCTGAATGATGGTCCGGCCCCGGTTGGCTTGTTCGTGCAAAATGACCGGATCGAAGCCAAGCTTACTCAGAAGGCGCGCAACGGCTTCCTTGGTCTCGTTATCATGACCATGAACTACGAATATCCGGTTGGAGTAGGCCGCCTCGAACGTTTGCTCATCGGCCGTGGCTAGTTCGCCGAAATATTCAAGCCTTTCTTTGAGCAGTTCTATTGCTCCCGACAGAAGCTGGATGGATCGCTGCTTCTGCTTGGTCACCGCGTCCACTTTCTCCCAGTGGGGCGTCTCCTGGTAGAGATTAATTGGCCAGTTGAAGTGGATTGCTGGGCTGAACCGCTGGTATTCGATCGAGTCGTGGCCGAAAGTCTCTGCTAAAGCGGTCTGGATGTCGGTCTCCAGCGGTCTAGTAGTGGCTGATGGATCGGCTGGGTCTAGAGACTTCGGATCAAATTGATCCAGTTTCGCGAGACGCTTCTCTAATCGTTTAATGCCCAGGCGCATCTGCTCGGGGGAGAGTTGCGCACTCCGCGCTTCTTGTGGTGTTGGCCTTCGCGCCATTTTACTTCGCCCCTTTGAAAAAAATCAAACCCCGATGCAGGAAATCAAACATGTCTCGCGGCGGCAATAGGCCTGGGGCAGGGCGCAAGAGTGGTACACCGAATAAAGCGTCAGTAGAGCGCCAGAAGAAGGTGGCAGCCACCGGCGATGCGCCGCTCGAATACACGCTGAAGGTCATGCGCGACAGCAAGGCAGATGCCCTAGGCGCGATGACATGGCCAAGGCCGCGGCGCCATATGTGCCCCCAAGCTCGCTGCTCATCAGCACACCGGCCCTGGTGGTAGGGCCAATCCAGACAGTCGACCTGACGAAACTGAGTGGTGATGAACTCGATCGGCTCGAACGCATTTTCGGTCCACTTGCCGGATTTGGCGACGACGATGCGCCAGATCAGGCAGGAGAGGGTGCGGCTCAAGGCTGACGAAGGCCTGGTAGGCCGAGTGTCGAACAGGGCAGGGGTTAAAGGGGGCCGTTCTTGCTCCGCCACTCGAGCCATTCGGCGTGTGTCTGGCTTTCGCTCCCGTTGGCCTGATGCCACGCGACCCATTGCGCGTGCGTCGGCAGCTCGTCGATATCAGGCAGGTAACCCCGGGCCACGTAGTCCTCATTGGCCATGAGCATGGAGTTGTGGTCGTAGAGCACCATCACTCGATCGGCGACGTCGCGGTAAAGGCCTCTTGGCATTGATCTCTCCGTCATGGCTTCGGGCCGTGGCCGGCAGCGACCCGGCAGGATAGCCGGCTTCCGGTTTCAAATCAGGGCAAAGCTCGCCAGCCCCGCAAGCCGGAGGTTCAAGTCGCCGCCTTTTGAATGAGTATGAACAGCAACCCGACGACCAGTCCGCCGAAGCTGATGGCGAAAGACCATGCAATGCGCTTTCGGTCCCTGGCAAACTCCGGTGCGATCAGTATCTGGCCCAGGCGTGCATTCTCCCGTGCCTTGTTCTCGCCCCAACTGAGGTTCTTTTCGGCATCGGGCGTGCGCAGCATTCCGGACAGAAAGATAATTCTCGCCATCGACACGAACGCGACGAAGAATGAGCCGATCCAGATGAGGCCCGCGAGCAGAATTGGCACCGACAGCAGCAGATTGAGTGCGAGGCTGTAGTCCATTCTCGATCCCCCTGGACGGCCGGATACTCCCATCACTTTGGGCACCTGTCGAGACGTCTTGCCCGGCCGGGCGCCCGGCGATCTCCCAAAAGCATTCAGATGGTTCGAACGCTCCGAGGTCTCTTCTTCAGTGGCTTTGCCATGCTGGCGGCTGCCTCATCGCACCCGGAACGGGCGGCGTGGGCCGTCTCGTCCGTCGAACAAATCGACGCTTGCAAGCCAGGCGCGCTGGGGTCACATTGCCCTTGATGGGAATGGAGTTCTCCCGAAACCGCCGATAGAGGCTGATGACTCCTGCTGCGCAACAACGCGGTAGGAGTGTGTCCACGATCCTGCCGCCAAGGAAGGATCGATCATGTCATTCACAAGCTGCATCCTGGTCATGGTTGGCGGTGCGCTCGGGACGCTCGCCCGCTACGCCTTGTCTTGGTGGGCACTGCCGATCTCCGGCCAGTTTCCCTGGGGAACCTTCGTCATCAACGTGGCGGGTTCCTTTGTCATCGGGCTGTTCGGCACGCTCACCCTTGCCGACGGCAGGTACCCGGCTTCTGAAGGCTGGCGGCTTTTTGTGATGATCGGGCTCTGCGGAGGTTTTACGACGTTCTCATCGTTCAGCCTGCAGACGCTGGATCTGATGCGCGACGGCGCCATTGTTCGAGCGTCAGTCAACGTGGTGGCGTCGGTCGTGGTGTGTGTGGGCGCCGTCGCTCTTGGTCACCTCATCGGGGCCCAGTTGAACGGCGGCGCAACCAAGATCGCGCAGATGGCAATTGAAGAGGATGCCTAGTCAGGCCGGCGGACAGACTTGGTGGCGATGGAGCAGGTGGGTGCTGCCAGCACCCGCCTTTACCGGCGTTTGCTGGATGTGGTTGGATCCAGGCCGAGTGAACGACCATATTGACCGGTGTCTGGACGAAACATCGCCTGCGGGCGCCCCCCTGCAACCAGATCGGGGCGGTTCCGAGTGAGTTACGACAGCACAGGCACAATGGACCGGCATCTTTTCAGGCTCTTTGCCGGGCTGAGACGGCAGGCGAGTGCGCCCAGAAAGTGGGCTGCTGTCACAGTCATGTTGTTTGCCTGCATGTCTAACGGAAGCGTGGCTCTTGCCGCGGGTACCCGAAATGATGCGGCGCCCGCTTTGCCGCTCGCCATGGACGAATTCGAGGCGTTCGTTCAACAAATGGCGGCGGAAGCGGGTGGAAGTGACGCAGTTATGGCGTCAAGACTCGAGTTGATGGGTTTCACCTGCATTCAGAAGAATCGCGCCGAACCACTTCAATGCGTTAGATTTGGTTGTGGCAAAGGGCGGCTCTTCTGGCGAAGTGTGCTCCTGCAATGGAACGTATCTGAAACGCCCTCGACTTCGGAAGGGGCGGGGTTTTCCGGATCCGCCGTCAGCTATTCATGGATAAAAGGCTGCTATCCTGAAAAGGACAGGGTGAAGGCTCAAGAGCGGTATTGGATGCGCAGCGAGTGAAATACCCAAGTCCGATCGTGCGCCGCTGACCGAGCGCACCTATCGCGATGGCGAGGAAGCCGGTCTCCGCGGCGACAGCCTGTGCAATCCCTACAACGAAGCCTCGGCCGAAGGGCAGGACTACGCCCGTGCCTGACACGACGGGCAGGGCGCGCTCTTCGCCGGCATCAAGAAGAACGAAGAAGCGGCGTCAGGCGACGAACTGATCCAGGCCGGCGACGAAGATGGCGATCCGTTCGCCGAAGCGGCGCAGCAGTTCGTTGGCGAAGGTTGAAACCCAGTCAGCGGTATTTCGCGGCCAGTTCGTCCATGTCTTTGGCGAGTTGTCGGGCGTCGTCAGCAAGGCTGTCGAAGGCATCCATAGCCTGCCTCAGGCCTTCTCGCGTCCTTTCGCTGGGACTGGTTACGGTGTTCCCAGCGAAGAAGAACATATCCGAGCCGTCTTTCTTCATCTGTTCGTATTTGGCCAGGAAGCGGTTGTAGGTCACGGTCATCGCGCCGCCGAAAAGGTCGTTCGTCTGGTTCTGGTTCAACTCGAGGAACCCGTCCCACATTTCCTTGAAAATGAGGTGGAGCTCGACCGGTATTTTGAATGGCTTCTCACCGGTCTGCTTCTGGAAGAACTTACGGCCTTCGCTGGTGGCCGGCCGCACGTTGTCAGCAAAATCGGTCAGGGTCTTGGACCAGATATCTCTCAGCCGCTCGGCCCGGAGGCGGTCTGCTCTGAGCCCGAGGCGAACAATGTCATCGTGGCGGAGCTGCTGGTTCTGATCAGTTTGCTGGTTCAGCGCAATCACCTCGGCATGGCGGCGGTGCTGCTCTCCGTCGGTCTTCTGCATTTGCATGATCGTGATTGCCGCTGCCGCAACCGCCATGATGCCAGCGATAAGCGTCTGCCAGGTGCTAAGAAATGCTGCAGTTCCATCGGCCGATGCAATCGCGGCACCGAGAGCGATCCCAATCAGTACCGAAACGAAATTGCTGCCGGCCTGCAAGCGGCGTTCGAACGTCATGGAAGTTCCCCCACGTTGCTCCGAAGCATACCAAAGCTTGTCGTCACGGTGAATTCCATCATCCGGAGCGTGTTTGATTGCTCATCTCGGTCTCGACATAGTAACGGCCACCGGCTTCGCCTGGTATGGACCCGGCCAACCCCTTTCGACCATCAAGACAGGGCTCATCAAGGCCGTCAGCGACAACGCTGAGGACAAGGCCGCATCGCTCGCTCATCAAGGCCAAGCAGTACCCAAACGATCATCAGGATCGCAGCAACGCTCATGCGCAATCCCAAGGCCGAAAAAGCCGGCGCGACGAGATGACAGAGGCCGCCGGTCTTCATTCACAGGCATCGTATTGCTTCCGGGATTGCGTCCGGTAACCTGATATGGCATGCAGGAACCAAGATGGCGCATTGCGTCGAAAAGGGCTGCTTCGGCGGCCCTTTTGCATTTCAGGCTGCCCGCCGGTCTCTGGCGCTCTGGGCCGCAGGTTCAAGTCCTGCCGCTGGAACTCTTGCCCCGTAACTCTTGCGTCTGCGATTTCCGACTCCGAATCCGGGCAACCGGCAGGATTTACCGGCAGGTCTATCCTAACTTCGCCGACTTCGTTCATTTGCGACTGCCGGCCCTTACCAAGCCTTGGATTTCTCGCCCAAGCCTTGGAGCGACACGATTTTTCAAGTGATGCATGGGCGACAGTTCCAGCCATCGGGCAGGTGATGTTTGCGCATGCGCCAGAGAATTGGGGGTGTCCATGTCCTGCGCCGCCCCTGTTGTGCATCTCTCGTCCCCAGGTCGCGCCAGAATCGGTGCCAACGAACGCCTGTGCATGTTCGAACCAAGGGACGGTTATGTCTGACCTGACGCCTAAGCAGGAAGCCTTCGCGCTCGCTTACATCGAGACGGGCAAGGGCTCGGAGGCCTATCGGCGCGCCTATGAGGTCGGTGACGACACCAAGCCGGGAACCGTGTGGAGTGCGGCAAGCCGGCTGCTCGCCACCCCGAAAGTGTCGGCACGGGTCAAGGACCTGCAGCAGCAGGCCCGCGACCTCGCCATGGTGTCGATCGGCACGCTGACGGACGAGCTTGAAGAGGCCCGCCTCAAGGCGATGGCGGACGAGAAGGGGGCGTCGGTGGCGATCTCGGCGATCATGGCCAAGGCCAAGCTGCACGGCCTGCTCGTCGACAAGGCGGACCCGGCCGGCAAGGATGGCGCCGGCCTCGCAGCCCCCATGGACGAACTGTCCAAGAACGACATCGCCCGCCGCATCGCCTTTCTCCTGGCGCAGGGGCTGAACAATGCAGTTAAGTGAGGTGCTGGCAGCCCTCGACGCGCTGGCGCCCGAGGCCAGGCAGGAAGTGATCGACGAGGCGGTGAAGGCCTCGGTCGGACGCTACATGATCCCCAATCCCGGCCCGCAGACCGAGGCATGGTTTTCCGAGGCGGATGAAACCTTTTATGGCGGGGCGGCCGGCGGCGGCAAGACGACGCTGATCTGCGGCCTTGGGCTCGAGGAATACCAGCCGGCGCTGATCCTGCGCCGGCAGGCAACCCAGCTCAAGGGCATCGAGGACGAGCTGGCCCGGATGCTCGGCACCCGCAGCGGCTACAACAGCCAGTCGCATGTCTGGCGCCTGCCCAATGGCGGCAAGATCGAGCTGGGCGGCGTCCAGAACGAGGCCGACAAGGAAAAATACCAGGGGCGGCCGCATCGCCTGAAGGCCTTCGACGAGATCACCCAGTTCACCGAGAGCCAGTATCGCTACATCATCGGCTGGCTGCGCGATGCGCAGGGACGGCGCTGCCGTGTCGTTGCCACCGGTAACCCACCGACCTCGGCCGAGGGCATGTGGGTGGTCAGATACTGGGCGCCATGGCTCGACAGGAGCCATCCAAACCCGGCCGCGTCAGGCGAACTGAGATGGTTCACCACGATCGGCGGCGAAGACCGGGAAGTCGAGGCCGATTATGTCGGGCCCAAGGGTGAACGCCCCAGGTCCCGAACCTTCATCCGTTCGCATCTCGAGGACAATCCCGACCTGATGGCGACCGGCTACGCCGCGCAGCTCGAAGGCCTGCCCGACGACATCCGGGAGCGTCTTCGTTATGGCTCGTTCGAGCCCGACGGCAAGGACGATCCCTGGCAGGTCATCCCGACCGACTGGATCAGGCAGGCGCAGGCGCGCTGGACCGACAACCCGCCCGACATGCCGATGACGGCGGTCGCCGCCGACATCGCCCAGGGCGGACCCGACAAGACGCAGATCCAGAGCCGGCGCGACTGGTGGTATTCGCGCTTCTCCAGCTATCCCGGCAAGGACACACCCGATGGGCCGACGGTCGCCGGCCTCATCATCAAGCACATGCGCGACCGCTGCCGCGTCGTCGTCGATGCCGGCGGCGGCTATGGCGGCGACACGCTGACCCAGCTCGCCCATGCCGACATCGACTGTTTCGGCTTCAAGGGCGGCAATGGCTCGGTGTCGTCGACGCGCGAGGGGCTTTACGGCTTCGCCAATCTCAGGGCGCAGGCGGTGTGGCAGTTCCGCGAGCAGCTCGACCCGGCCTATGGCTCGCGGATCGCGCTGCCGCCCGATCCCGAGCTCGAGGCCGATCTGGCCGCCTTCCGCTTCGAAATCCGCGCCGGCGGCGGTGCGGAGCAAATTCTCGTCCTGCCCAAGGAGCTGATGCGCGAACAGCTCGGCCGCTCGCCCGACAAGGGCGACACCACCATCATGCTGTCGGCATCAGGCCTCAGCGGCCTGAAGCGCCCCAGGGCAGCGCAGGAGCGGCGGGAGCAATCGAGGATGCGGCTCCAGTCGGTGACATCGAACAGTGCCCTGAAGGCCAAACTGCGAGGAAAACGCCCATGAGCGGACTTTTCGGAAGCAAGAAGCAATCCTATCCCGAGCCGGAGCCGCCGGCGACGATGCCGGACCCAGAGGACCCGTTGGCCAAGCGCCAGCGCAGCCGGACGCGCTCCCTGGCGCCGGCGGCCAGAAGCAGTGCCGCCACCGACCGCCTCGCGCCCGTGCCCGGCACCATCGGGCGTGAGTTCTCGCGCGGAACGCTCGGGGCTGTCTGATGAGCGATCAGGCAGGCCGCGACCTGATGGAGATCGATGCGCGCCTTTTCGCCGCGAAGGGCTCGCTCGATCACCTGTACCAGGAAATCGCCGAGTTCCTGTATCCCGAGCGGGCCGACTTCACGACCGACATCGTGCTGGGCCAGGAGTTCGCCGCGCATCTGACCGACGCCACGCCGGTCTTGATGCGGCGCGAGCTTGGCGACCAGATCGGCTCGATGGTGCGGCCCGACGGCCGCCAGTGGTTCAAGGCGGCGGCGTCCAACAAGAGCGTCGGGCGCGATCGCGCGGCGGCGTCGTTCCTCGAATTCATGACCGACGTCAACAGCGCCATCCTGAATTCACGCGACAGCGGCTTTCGCCGCGCCGCCCAGCAGGTCGAGCACGACTTCGCCACCTTCGGCATGGGCTGGCTTCAGGTCAGCTACAACAAAAACCGCGACAACCTGCTCTACCGCTGCCATCACCCCAAGCACATGGCCGGGCAGGAGGGTCCCGACGGCCAGGTCAACCATGTCCACCGCAAATGCGACATGACGGCCCCGGCCATGGCCCATCTTTTCGGCGAGGCGAAACTTCCCCAGGCGGTGAAGAACGCGCTGCGCGACAAGGACCTCAAGACGACCTTCAAGGTCCGCCACATCTTCATTCCGCTCGATCTCTACGAGCCGCACCGCAAATTCCCCAGGGGCGCCAGATGGGCCGACATCTATGTCAGCGAAGACGGCACCATCCTCCAGGAGCTGCCGGCCTTCACTTTCGACTACGTGGTGCCGCGCTGGTGGCTCCTGTCGGGCAAGTTTTATGCGGTGTCGACGGCGGCCTCGATCGGGCTGACCGAAAGCCGCATGCTGCAGCGCATGAAGATGACGATCATCGAGGCCGGCGAAAAGCAGGTTGACCCGCCGCTGATCGCCACCCAGGACGCCGTCCTGTCGCCCATCGACCTCGGCGCCAATGGCGTGACCTTCATCGACAGCGAATATGACGAACGCCTGGGTGCTGCACTGCGCGTGCTCGACCTCGGCAAGAATGTCGGCCTGGGCGTCGACCTGATCAACGACCAGCGCAACCAGCTCGGCGATGCGTTCTTCCTGAGCAAGCTCCAGCCGATCGCGCAGGCCGACAAGACCATGACGGCCTATGAGGCGGCGCAGCGCGTCCAGGAATGGATCCGCAACGCCATGCCGCTGTTCGGCCCCATCGAGCATGAATGGACAGGTGCGGTGCTCGACCTGACCACCGAAAAGGTGATGCGGGCCGGCGGCTATGGCCCGGTCGACCGCAACGGCGTTCCCTTGGACATGCCCGACATCCTGCTTGGCCAGAACATCCAGTACGAGTTCAACAATGTGCTGAAGGAAGCACGCGACCGCCAGGTGCTGAACGCCTTCCAGGAAAGTGCCGGCGTGTTGCAGGCCGGGGTGGCGCTCGATCCGTCGCTTGCCGGCGAGGTCGACGCCCGCACCATGTTCCGCGACGCCTTTGCCGCGGTGCCCGGCGGCCGCGCCGACTGGCTGATCGACGCCGAGCAGGCGGCGGCCAACCGCCAGCAGGCACAGCAGGCCATGGCCGAGCAGCAGCAGATGCAGCAGGTCGGCGACGGTGCTGCGGTGGCCACCCAGGTCGGGGACGCGGCGCAGTCGATCCGGGCGGCGCTCGGACAATGACCCACAAGCATTATCGCCCCTGGCATCCTCTCACTGTTCGCCCCGACAATGAGATGCCGCGCAACGACCTGGAAATCCGCAAGGCCGATTGCGCAGCACTCCAGGCGCTCGCCGCCGGCATCGCCAATGAGGACCAGCAAAAGCGCGCACTCGGCGCGATCCTGCACATTTGCGGCCTGCACCAGCCGGCCTGGATGCCGGCCGAGCATGGCGGCGAGCGCGACAGCTGCTTTGCCGCCGGAAAGCAGCATGTCGGCTTCCAGATCAGGAAGCTGATCACCCATTCCCTTTCCATTTTGACAGGTGAGAGCAATGACCGACCAGCCCATGACCGCCGCAGCGGCAAACCAGCCGACGAGCGCAACGCCTGTCGCGCCAAACCCTGATCCAGCACCCGCGTCCGCCCAGGCTCCGGCCCCGGGCGCTGCTCCGGACGCGGCACTTCAGTCGCTGCGCGAACAGCTCGCCGGCGGCGACGCCGCCATGATGAAGCAGCTCGAGCGCTACAGGTCGACCGACGAGATTTCGAAGGCGTTCCGCGAGGGCTACAAAAACGCCAAGAACGGCGGCCGGCAGATCGAACTGACCGACGCTTCGACATCAGAAGAGGTCATGGCCTATCGCGAGGCCAACGGCATCCCGCAAGATGCAACTGAGTATCCGGGCGCGTTCCGCGACGACTTCGAGGTCACCGACGCCGACAAGGCGATCCTGTCCGACTTCAAGGCGGCGATGCATGAGCGCAACGTCCCGCCGAAGATGGCGGCCGCAGCACTCGACTGGTATCAGGATTTCGCCGCCGCCCAGGCCCAGGACCTCAACGCCCAGCTCGCCAGGGTTGCCGGCGAAACGCAGAAGACCCTTCGCGCCGAATGGGGCGGCGACTATGACGGCCAGATCGGCGCGGCACAGGAGCTGATGAAGGCGCATCTCGGCCAGGACGGTTTCGGCGAGATGATGAGCCTGCGCCTGATGGACGGCTCGCGCCTGCAGGACAGCCTGCCATTCGTCAAGATGATGGCGACCATCGGCGCCGACTATTACGGCTCGACGGCCATCCTCACCGGCGACATCGAGGTCGCCGGCAAGACGCTGGAAGCGCAGAAGCAGGAGCTTCTGGCGCTGCGCGTCGCAAACCCCGAAAAGTTCAAGAGCGACGATGTCCAGGGCAAGCTGACCAAGATCTACGCCCAGCTCGAAAAGGTCAGCGCCCGCACGTAATTTCTCTTTGTTCTTGTGCAATTCCTGATGGAAATGCGCTTGGCACCTTTCCTCACGCAATTCCGGACGGAAAACCGCTTCGCACTTTTCCTGGAATTGCCTCTTTTTCTGACGCAATTCCGGACGAAAAACCGCTTCGCACTTTTCCTGGAATTGCCTCTTTTCCTGACGCAATTCCGGACGAAAAACCGCTTCGCACTTTTCCTGGAATTGCTTGTGCGGCATCCCGGTTTCCGGCCCCGCACCCTGCCTAAATGCAAGCTGATGTGATGCCCCGCGACAGGCGCGAGTAGCGGCCCCGTGCTTCGGCGCGGCATCCCGCGAAAGCCCCGATGCGGCACCCTGATCACGGCTGGAAGCCCCCCTCCAATCATCATCGAAGGAATTCAAAAATGGCCTATGCCATCACGAAAACCCAGTACCGTGATGAGTGGGTCGTCGCCTTTCAGCGCGGCGAAACCTACCTCAAGGACTGCGTCACCAAGGAACTCATGATCAGTGGCCTGACGGCGTCGTTTGCGCTCCAGGGCGCTGCCGGCCGCATGACCAGGCGCGGCACCAACGGGCTCATCCCGTCGCGCAACCGCGCCGACACGCAGCCGACGGTGACGCTGGAAGAAAAGCACACCAAGGAGACCCGCACCGGCTTCGACGTGTTCACCGCACCGGCAAACCTGCGGGAGGCGATGCAGAACGCCAGCGCGCTCACGGCCTCGCGTGAAATCGACCACACCATCATCGACGCGCTGGCTGCCGCCACCAACTCTTATGCCGGCGGCGCGGCCCAGACCCTGACCTATGGCAAGACCGTCGATGCGCTGACCGAGCTTTTCGAGCTCGACGTCATGGTCGGCAACGAGATCACCTGCCTGTGGACCCCCAAGGCATGGGCTCGCCTCCTGACCTTCCAGGAGTTCAAGTCGGCCGACTACATCGACGCCAAGCCGCTCGTCGGCCTGGCGCTCGACAAGCCGAAAATCTGGCTCGGCGCCAAGCACATCATGCACAACGGCCTGCCCGGCAAGGGCACGGCAACGGCGTCCAACTTCATCTTCGCAAAGCCGGCCGTGGGTCATGCCATCGCCGGCGATGTCAAGGTCGATGCGGGCTACAACGGCGAGGACGATTACTCCTTCGACCGCGCCACCATCTACGACGGCGCCACCATCCTGCAGCAGGCCGGCGTGATCAAGGTCGTCACCGACGACACCGCTGCATTCTCGTAAGGAGGCTTGCACATGGCTTACGATACCAACGGCTTCAAGCTCCTGAGCGATGGCCTTTCCGGCCCCAGCACCATGAAACAGTGGCTGCTGGACACCGTGGACGCCATCGCGACGGTCAACACCAACAACTTCATCAGCGACGGTTTCGCCAAGGGCGCGCGCCAGGGCGACATCGTCATCGTGCGCACCCGCACGACCACGCTGTCCGGCCCGGTGACGGCGATCAACCATTGCTGGGTGATCGACGAAAAGACCGGCGCCGACGGTCTCGGCATCGACCTGACCGACGGCCTCGCCATCACGGCGACCGACACCGACTGACGCCGGCCAAGGCAACGGGGGAGGCTTTCGGGCCTCCCTTTTTCATTTCCCTTTGATCCACGGTGACATCATGAACCAGCTTGTGAAACTTGCGGGGCATCGCTTTGCGCAGGCCGACTATTCCATCGGCCGTTATGCCGCGACCGTCCCTTCGGAAACCACGCTCGCCGACGTCACGCATCCCGAATTCTTCGCCAATCACCTGGCGGTCTTCCGGCCCGGCATGACCATCGACATCCTTTCGGACGATCATGTGCTCGACTGCACGCTGCGCGTCCTGGCGATCACCAGGACGTCGGCGCAAGTGCGGGTGATCAGGCTCTTCGACGAGGCGGCCGCTCCCAGGATTGCTGCGGCCGATATCAGCCAGCCCGAGGTCAGCTTCGGCGGTCCGCGCCAGAAATGGCGCTTCCTCCATGGCGGCGAGGTGATCCAGGCCGGCTTCGAAAGCAGGGACGCCGCCGGCAAGGCGGCCGAAAAATACATCGAGCTGATGAAGGGCTGACAATCCCCATGGCGACAAAGCTTGAGGTCTGGAAGCAGGCGCTGGTGCATCTCGAAAAGGAGACCATCGTCACCCTGAACGACGATGCCGAGGCCGTCTATGCCTTCGGCAACGCCTGGGCCGGCGTGGTCGAGGAGGCCTTCAACGCGGGCGACTGGAATTTCGCCAAGGCGTCGACGGCCCTGGCGGCCAATGGCGCGCTGGTGCCGGCGCTCGGCTGGGCCCATGCCTTCGACTATCCCCCGAGCTGGCTGCGCACGATCGCCGTCTCCGACAGGCCCGACTTTGCGACCTTCCATGACTATGCCGACGAGGGCGGCTACCTGCATTCCAGCGCGCCTGCGCTCTATCTGCGCTTCATCAGCGCCGCCAACGCGGCCGACGACAGGGTTTCGACCTGGCCGACGATGTTCTGGCGTTATGTCGCGCTCAAGCTCGCCTTCGACACCTGCGGCCGGCTGACGTCGGGCGACACGCTGGAGGACAAGCTGCGTGTGCGCATGGAAAAGGCCCTGCTGAAGGCCAGGAACGTCGATGCCCGCAATGAAAACAACAAGGTGATCCAGCCGGGCAGCTGGCTGCGCGCCCGGCGCGGCGCCGGTGTCGCCGGTGGTTCTGGTGGTTCCGGCGGCACGCTGGTCGGCGGGCAGATCACCTTTGGCGAGGGCGACGTCTGATGCCTCGCGTTTCAGCACCGGTCTACGCCCTGAATGGCGGCGAAGTCGGCGAGGAAGCCCTGTCGCGCCTCGATCTCGAGCGCATGCAGTTCGCTTCGGCGCTCAGCTCCAACATCCTGCCCCGCGTCGTCGGCTCGATGACGCTGCGCCCCGGCCTCGAACACATCGCCGACATCAATCTGGGCGATGTCCGGCTGCTCGAATATTCCTTCGCCGGCTCGAACGCCTCCATGCTGGTGCCGATCCTGTCGAACAACGAGATGCGCGTTCTCAAGGACAATGCCTTCGTTTCGCGCGTGGCTGTTGCGACCACGATCGCCAATGGCGACTTCAATGCCTTCACCGGCTGGACCAACGCCAGTGCCGCCGGTGCCTCGGCGAATGTGTCGGGCGGCAATCTCGTACTCACCGGCACCACGCAGGGCCGCGCCGCCGCGCGCCAGACGATCACGGTGGCCGTTGGCGACCAGGGCAAGGAACATGGCCTGCGTGTCGAGGTCGTTCGCGGGCCGGTCTGGGTTCATATCGGCACTTCTGTCGGCGCAAGCGACGTCCTTGCTTTGTCGGTGCTCAATGACGGTGACCATTCGATCGCGTTCACGCCGACCACCGGCAGCGTCTATCTCGAAATCTATACCGACAAGGCGCGCCAGGCGCTTGTCACGCGCTGCCAGATCGATGCGCCCGGGCCGCTGGTTTTGTCGACGCCCTGGGCGACCGCCGATCTCGCCGCACCCCGTCACAAGCAGAATATCGACGTGCTCTACCTGGCCTCGCGCCAGTTCCAGCAGCGCGAGATCCAGCGCCGCGGCGACACCAGCTGGGGCATCCAGCGCTACAAGGTCGATGACGGCCCCTTTGTGGCCGCCGACGGCACCGTGGCGCTGACGCCCTCCGTCTACACCGGCAACGGCACGCTTTCGGCGAGCCGGCCGTTTTTCGAAGCCAGCATGGTGGGGCGCCTGTTCAGGCTGTTCCAGTCCGGCCAGACCGTGCAGGAAAGCTTCACCGCAGCCCCCGCCAACGGCGCGTCGATCCGTGTTTCCGGCGTCAACGCGGCGCGAACCTTCACCTACCAGGTGTCCGGCACCTGGGCGGGCACGGTCCGCCTCGAGGTCGCCACCGACGACGGCAGCGGCAATCCCGGCGCCTGGAGCACCGTCAGCACGTTCAGCGCGAATGTGGCTGCGGCCAACTACACCGACACCGACAACAATGTGGTGAAGTTCTTCCGCTTCGTGGCCGTCACCTACACCAGCGGCACCATCGACACCTCGCTCATCTACACCGGCGGCAGCCAGGTCGGCGTGGCCAGGATGACCGGCTACACCAGCGGGACGGCGGTCAGCATGGAGGTGCTGAGCCGCTTCTACTCCTTGAGCCCGACATTCGAATGGGATTTTTCGACATGGTCCGATTATGACGGCTGGCCGTGGGGCATCGAGGCTTTCGGCGGCCGCCTCTACTGGGGCAAGGGCGACTTTGTGCATGGCTCGGTGCCCGATGCTTTCCACAGCTTCGACGACAATGTCGAGGGCGACAGCGCGCCCATCTATCGTTCGATCGGCGCCAGCACCGACAGGGGCATCCTGTGGCTGCTCGGCCTGCAGCGCCTCATCGCCGGCACCGACAATTCCGAGATTTCGATCAAGTCGTCGAGCTTCGACGAACCGCTGACGGCGTCGAGCTGGTTTCCGGTCGATGGATCGACGCAGGGCAGCTACGACCTGCGCTCGGTCAAGTGCGACAAGGACGGCATCTTCGTGCAGAGCACCGGGCTCAGCGTTTTTGCGCTGATCGCCGAGCAGGGCACGCTGGACTACAGCGCCATGGACCTGACGGAAATGCATGAGGAGATCTGCGACGGCTCGCCTGTCGTCAGCGTCGCCGTCCAGCGCCAGCCCGATACGGTCGTGTGGTTCATTCTCGAAAACGGCGAAGCGCGCGCCCTGACATACCGGCCCTCGCAGAAGGTGGTCGCCTGGTCGCGCGTGGTCACCGACGGCCAGTTCAAGCAGGTCATCGCCTGCCGGGGCAAGGGCCAGGACAATGTCTATTTCGCCATCGTCCGTAACGGCACGCAGCGGCTCGAGCGGCTGGCCGACCTGAAGGACTGCCGCGGCGGCAAGGCCAACTGCCTGGCCGACGGCTTCACGCGCTTCACCACGACAGCGGGGCAGACGACATTTGCCGTGCCGCATCTGCAAGGCAAAAGCGTGACCGTATGGGTCGATGGCGCAGCACTCCATGACCAGGACAATCTTTATCCCGTGACCGCGGGCCAGGTGATCCTGCCGGCGCAACCGGCCGGCAAGGCGGTCGTCATCGGGCTGCCTTATGTCGGGCGCTGGAAGTCGACGAAGCTGGCTTATGGGGCTGCCAACGGCACGGCGCTGTTCAAGAAGAAGCGGGTGGCGCAGCTCGGCCTGTATCTTGTGAAAACGATGCTTGACGGCCTGCGCGTCGGCAAGGATTTCGACAGCCTCCGCCGCCTGACGGTGACCAAGGGCGACAAGCCGATCGCTGCGAACACGCTGTTCAACAGCTTCGACGCCGACATGATGTCGGTGTCCAGCGACTGGAGCACCGACAGCCGCCTGTGCCTCGAACATCGCTCGCCATACCCGTTCACGGCCGGCTCGCTGGTCATGGATGTGCAGACCAATGGCTGACATCAGGCCGGCCGACGACATCGACTTCGCGCGTTTTTACGGCGGCGTGCGGGTGACGGGGCAGTGGATCGGCCGCGCGCTCTGGCGTCGTCGGCTCCTGGCTGGTTTCGGCTGTGTGATCGAGACCGCCGAGGGCGAATGGATGGCCTTCCTGGAAGTGCCGACTGAGGCGCGCAAGCCCTTCATCTTCCGCCACATCCTCAAGGTGATGGCCGAGGTGAAAAAGCGCGGCGCCCGCACGATCAGGGCGACCTGCGACACGTCGATCCCACGCGCCGAGGCGCTGATGACGAAGCTTGGCTTCAAGCCGACAGACGAAACACTGGACGGAAAGGCGATCTGGAAATGGGATTCCTAGCACCTGTCCTTGGCGCAATCGGGACCATCGTGTCGGTTGCCGGGACGATGGAAGAGGGTCGCGAACAGAAGGCGCGATACCAGTACGAACAGAAGGTCGCTGCCCAGCAGGCCGACGAAGCGACCGCGGCAAGCCAGCGTGACGCGATGGCCCGCTACCGTGAGGGCCGATACCTGCTCTCCCAGCAGCAGGCAGCCATTGCCGGCTCTGGCGGGAACATGACCGATCCGTCGGTCATGCGCATCATGGACGACACAACCGAGCAAGTGACGCTCGCGGCAGAAACGGACATCTACAAGGGCGAACAGCAGGCGCGCGGCTACAACGACGCCGCCAAGGTGGCCGGCTACAACGCCGAAAGCGCGATGCGAGCGGCGCGCATCAAGGCCGCAAGCACGCTCTTCTCCGGCATGTCGACGATGTTCAGCCGCTTCGGCGAAAGCAACAAGAAGACCGCGACCTCGTCGACGGTCGAGCCTCCCTATCCCTCCTAAGGGTGAATAGCACATGGTGAACATCCCTACCGCTCGTGATGTCGGTTACAACAACCCGCGCTCGGGCCGCATCGCGAATTCCGGGCCGACGCCCATGGTCGGCGCTGCCATGCAGGACGCTGGCCAGTCCATCGTGCAGGCAAGCTACAGCCTCATGGACCTGGCCGACCGCGAGAAGATCGACCGTATCAACGACCGTTCGAATGCCGTCTCGACCAGCCTGACACGGTTTCTCGACGACGAGGAACAGCGTTTCCTCAAGGCGCGCGAAGAGAGCTCGGAAAGCGGCATCGGTTTCACGCGCCAGTTCATGGAGGGCTACCAGCAGCGCGCCAATGCCTTTGCCAAGGAGAATTTCGAGGGCCTGACCAAGGACGCGCAGACCGGATATCTCAACAACATCCTGTCGAGTGGCAACTCGCTGTTCGAGAAGGCCAACAGCTTCGAGAACACCACGAAGTCGGCCTACTATGACCGCACCACCAACACGAACCTGGACACACTGCGAACCCAGATCCGGAACAACGCGGGCAATTTCGAGGATCTGAAGCGCCGGGGGCTGGACTCGATCAACTCGGCGGACAGGCCGGAGCCTTGGAAGGCGGCACGCCGGCAGCAGTGGGAAGCGGATGCCGCCGAAAGCCAGTATATGTGGGACTTCAGCCAGAACCCGACGCAGGCCGTACAGCGAATGCGTGGGCAGTCTGGTTCGCTGGTCGACAAGATCATCGCCGTCGAGAGTGGCGGCAACCCATCGGCTAAAAACCCGAATTCGTCGGCGGAGGGGCTTGGTCAGTTCATCGACTCGACATGGTTGGCGATGATCAAGAAATACCGGCCAGACATCGCAGAGGGGAAGTCGGCCAAGGACATCATCGCGCTGAAACGGGACGGCAGTCTGTCGCGCGAGATGACCCAGCATTATGTCGACGAGAACCAGGCATTCCTTAAGAACCAGGGCCTCCAGACCACGGACGGCAACACCTATCTGGCACACTTCCTCGGCCCGCGTGGCGCGGCACAAGTTCTGAAGTCCGACCCGTCGACTCCAATCACTTCGATTCTGGGTCAGGATGCTGTCAACGCCAATCCGCTCCTGAAGGGAAAGAGCGCGGCCGACCTCATCGCATGGGCCGACAAGAAGATGGGCGGTGCCGGCGTCACGACCGAATATGATGCAATCCCCCACAACCGCCGCGAAGTCCTGGCTGCCTGGGGCGAGGAGGAATACAGCCAGCAGGTGACGAAAGACCGCGCCACGACGAAGCATCACTATGATGACCTGATTGCCACCGAGCCGGACACGGTTCGGGAAAGCGTGATCCTCGATGACCCGAAGCTCGACAACGGCGACAAGGCCGTTCTGGTGAATGCTCTCCGCACTGCGCAGAAGGACAGCGGCGCAGTGAATGCCATGATCGGCGCCATGGCAAAAGGCGACGTGTCGGTGAATTCTTTCGACAACGACCAGACGAAGGTCGCCGACAATACCTATGACAAGCTGATCGCCCGGGCCGAAGACGCCGATCAGCGACAGGCCATCACGTCCGACTTTGTCGGCCGCACCAAGTACATCCCCAAGACGGTCCAGGCGGCTATCCGACAAGGCGTGGCGTCGACCGATCCGGCGACTTTTGCGAACGCCATGTCGGCGGCCGACGCCGTCGAGCGTATTGCACCCATCTCTTTCGGCGCTTTCGAAGGTGGCTCACAAGCGCGCGACAAGCTCGCCGTGTTCCGGCACATGGTCAATGACCTCGGTCTTGGCGGCGAAGAGGCGGCGAAACGCATCCTGCGCATGAATGACCCAACGACAAAGGCCAATCGCGAAGTGCTCAAGCCCGAAGTCGAGAAGTTCGCCAAGGATCTGAAGGTGTCGGACGTGACGGCGGCATTTGATCCGGGCTTGTGGGCGTCAGCGCCCGGTGCCGGCCTGGTCCCTAAGCACGCCAACGCTCTGTTGGCCGAATATCGCGAGATTGCCGAGGACAAGTTCTATGAGTACGGCGGCGACGCTCGTGCAGCGAAGGCCGCAGCGCTGGCCAACCTCAAATCGCGCTGGAACATCAGCAACGTCTCGGGCTCTCCGAATTTGATGCGGATGCCGCCCGAGCTGCACTATCCGCCGATTGGCGACAGCCGCGATTATTTGCGCGAAGATGCCATGAAGACCGCCACCGATTACGCTGCGAAGCTCGGCCGGAAAGTCGAGAACGTTGCGATCCTGGCGACGGACAAGACCCGCGCCGATATCGAGGCTGGCGGGGTCAAGGCGGGCCGGCCGCCACGCTACAGCCTGTTCTACCAATACACCTCCGGCGGCCAGACGCAGTACGACGAAGTCCTTGGCCCGCCATGGGCCGTCGATACGGCGACGCTCCAGAAATACAGCGATAAGGCCGGGGAGCGCTCGATTGCCGAGCGTGCGCGCAAAGATGCCGTCAACGACGTCGTGCGTGCTTCCAGGGCTGACGCTGAGAAGGTACTTGCCGCCGATCCGTCGGCGCCTGACTGGCTGAAAGCGATGCGCGCGACCACGATCCTCCAACAGGGGGCGATGGATGCTGATGATCTCAGGATCAAACAGAAAGAAGACCAGCAGCAGGCTGAGCCGGCTCCTGTCGATCCCAATGCACTGCCGGTCACCTTCGGTCATGCGATGAACGACGCCATGTGGAGCGACGATGCCCCAAATTGAGTATCCCGATGAACGTCCGGCGCTGGGCACTTTCCGCGCGCTCAACTACATCCCAGAAGAGCCGGAGATTGCCCCGGACACCATGTCCATCCTGGGTGCGGCCTGGCGGCAAGACAACACCTTCGGCTCATCCAGCAACAACAAGTTGGCTGGCATTGACCTGACCGCACCTGAAGAGGGCTATACGGGCGAGTGGGCGTGGAAGGACATTCGAGGCACGCCTTACGAGGCGCACTGGGAGCGCTTTACCGTGCTGCGCAACCGGCGCGCGCACGCTGCGATGAAAAGCCAGATCGACATGGAGCGGGAAGACCGGCGCATTCTCGATGCGGGCGGATTGACTGCCGTGGGAGCGCAGTTTGGCGTGTCATTGTTCGACTGGCCCTCCCTGCTGCCGGGTGGCGCTCTGGTGAAGGGCGCGACCGTCGGCGGCACCATCGCCCGGACTGCTGTCTCGACCGGCCTTGCCGGCGCGTTTGGTGCTGGTGTGTCGGAAGTCGCCCTGCAGGCAACGCAGCAGACGCGGCCTCTCGAAGAAAGTGCAATGGCGATCGGTGGCGGCGCGGTACTCGGCACTCTGCTTGGTGGCACTGTCGGGGCGCTGTTCTCTACCGCCGAACGCAAGGCGGCGCTGGCCACGGTCGACCGTGTCATGGCGGAGACCGACAACAGCGGCCAGGCGCTGGCTGAATTCAGGGTGGGCATTGCCGAAAGACAGAGCGCGGGCGTCGCTGCGGACGGCAACATCAAAGATGCCGACAACGCCGCGGGTGCCGGGACGGCTGGCCCGGCCACAGATCATCTCGGGCCGGTGCGGCGCGCCCTGGATAGTCCGTCTGCCGTTCATCGCTCGCTCATGGCCGACCTGGTCGATACCGGCTCCCATTTCGAAAGCAATGCGCGCGGCGACGGCGATATTGCCGTCGAAAGTGAAGTGAAATTCTGGGGTCGCGGCGGAGTCGCCAAGGCCCTGACCAGGGCGCGCGCGATCTACGACGAAGCGCGCAAGGCTGCCGGTTTCAATATGAGCCGGGAAGAGTTCAACATTGCCGTCGGCAAGGACATGCGTTGGGGTACCGTCAGCAAAAACGAAGCGGTGCGCAAGGCCGGCGTTTCCTGGAGCAAGGCGGTGTTCAGTCCGCTGAAGCAACTGGCAGTCAAGGCGGGGCTGCTGCCGGCCGGCGTGAGCGACCAGGGCGCTATTCTGTTTCTGGCTCGCTTCGGCAATGCCCCGCGGCTGAAAGCCGGCGAAGCCCGCTTCAAGGACATTGTGAGGCCGTGGCTTGATAAAACGCTTACCCGCCTCGAGCGCGAGGCTGACAAGACCGGCATGCCGGCCGGCGGCAAGCCCGACACGCTCGAAAAGATGGCGCCGGAGGCCAGGCCGAATACCCACCGGTTTCGGTCGCCCGAGGAGCGGGCGGACTATGTGAACGGCGTTGTCGACGACATCTTTTCCCAGGTCACCAGTCGGGCAAACCAGGGCATGCCGTTCTATGACATTGTGATGTCGACGCACGGACTGCTGAAGGGACGCCCCTTCGACATCGGCTGGGATCTCATCGAGGAGTTTCTTGAACACGATATCGAATTGATCGGCCGGCGCTTTGCACGCGTCATTGCGGCCGACATCGGACTGACGCGCCTGGACAGGCGCCTTGGCGGGCCAGGCAAGCCGACGCTTCAGAGCCAGCTGAGCCGGCTGGAAGAGGATTACCGGCAGCTGCGTGAACAGGTGCAGGCATCCGACCTGGACGAGGCAGCCAAGGCCGAGGCACTCCAGGACCTGACCCGCCGGGAAAGCAGCGACATCGAGGACGTCACTGCCATGCGCGATCTTCTGCGTGGGCAGTCCGGGCTCGACAGCCGGCACACGGACTTCGCCCGAGTGTTGCGGATGGCGGGGCTGTTCGAGGTCATGGGCCGGCTCGCCGGCATGCTGGTTTCGTCGCTGGGAGATGCCGTGCGGCCGGCAATGGTGCACGGGCTCGCTCGGTACATGAACGAAGGTATCGCGCCGCTGATCACCAACCTCGGCGCGATCAAGTTCGCGGATGCCGATGCCAGGCGCCTTTGTGCGGTGGTGAAACACCTGTTGCGCTCGCGTATCGCCACCATGGCGGGGCTGACCGATCCTCATGCGGTGAATCCGCCCTTCGAGCAGCTGATCGACAATGTGGGCACCACCTTCTCCAGAATGACGCTGCTGCCGTTCCTGACCGACATGAGCACGCACGTTTCTTCAGCGCTGGTCCAGAACCGCATCCTGAAGAATGTGCAGGCGGCGAGCGATGGCACTTCCTTGCCGGAGCGGGAGCTTGTCGTGGGCGATTTCTTCGAGCAGCCGACTGTGTCTCTCGACGAGCTCTATGCGGTGGTCGGCAAACGGCAGGCCGAGCTCGTCGCTGCGGGAAGCGAAGTCGCCGAGGCAACTGGCTCGACCTTCGTAAATTCCGGATTCAAGGACAAGGAGAAAGCGGCAGTCAAGATTGCGCGCAAGGGATATGACGACGCGTCCTACCTGACGGATGTGGTCCGGGCCGGTTTCGTGGTCGAGACACCGGCCCAGGCCGACGAAGTGGTTGCGAAGCTGGCGGAGCGATACGACGTTCTGGACGAAGGCTGGAAGAAAAAGACCAACGGCTACTTCGACCGCAAGGTCATCCTGCGCTTTGACGATGGAACCGTGGGTGAGGTCCAGCTGTGGGAATCGAACCTGCGTGACGCGAAGTTCGGACGCGGAGAGGAGCTGTACAATCTCACTCGAAAGCTCGATCCCACGTCCGAGGAATTCCTCAAGCTGGAAAAGGAGGAAAAGGCTCTCTATTTGGCGGCGCGGGTTGCCGCAGGCGAGACCTGGTCGAGCGACACCATCGGCGGGTTCAGTTCGCCGAAGCTCTTGAAGCGTTCGCGCCAGGCCTCTTCGGAGAGTATGTCGGCGGTTCTCCAGACATCCAGGAAGTCAACCGGTACCCAAGGTGAGTTGGGCTTGAGCATGGCGAATGCTCCGGCTTCACCGATGACTGCTGGGCGGTTGTCCCAATTCACTAAATTGGTGGGGCGCATATCGGATTCCTTGTTTGGAAACAGTGTAACACAGCCGGGAATCCGGGGCTATGCGGGCCTTTCGGCAGCCGACCGCAAATACATGGAATTTGTCGGTATCGACGAGGACATGGCCTCAAGAATTGCGGCACAATACTCACTGTTCGGACAGATCGAAGACACTGTCCACATTCCGCTGATCGGGCGCTGGACCGATGACGAAGCGCGCCGCGCCTTCACTGCCGCGGTAAACACGGACGTCGACACCATGGTGGTCACCGAGAACCTGGCGGATGTGCCGCTGTTTGCTCACACGCCGGAGGGCAGGGCCTTGCAACAATTCACGAGCTTCGCGCTGGCCGCCAATCAGCGTGCATCGATGCACGGCCTGCAAGACGGTCCGGGCTCGTTCGTCTCGGGCACGCTGGGCATGTCTGCGCTGGGCATGCTGGTCTACTGGCTCGAGGCCATGGAATCGGGCCGCGAGCTTGCAGAGGATTCCGAAACATGGATTGCCGAAGGGCTGGACCGCTCCGGCATCATGTCGGTCGGCATGGAGATCAACAACGCCTGGGAAAAGCTGGGCGGCCCCGGCTTCCATGCATTGGCCTCGGCAAGCGGGCAATTGCCCGATCCGACAGCCTACGCAGGTCGGCCCGCCTCGCGCGTCGCCGATCAGGACGCCTACGGCTCTCGGCTCGGCCCGTCATTCCGGCTTGGAACAGATGCGGCGCGGTTGCTCGGCATTCCCGCTCAGGCCTCATCAGGCGACCTCGACGCGTCGCCTGAGGACGCTGACCGCAGCTCCAGGATGGCGCCGTTCCTGACGCTGCCCTATTGGCGCTGGCTCATCGAGGGTGGCTTCGGGCTGCAGGACGATTTCAGAGGTGTCGAGCCTGAGCTCACCTCCCTCGCCGCATAGGGCGGCGCTTTCCAGGGGGCGGCAACTGGCTGCAACTCATGTCGACATATGTCGGGGCTGGACTGTGGAAGGAAATGGAACTGCCGAGGGAAATGGAAGGGGCCGCTTTGCCCGATTCCCGCACGCCGGTTCCCTACCGAACGGTGGATACGTCCGGCGGTCTTACAACAGGCGATGCCGGAGCCGCGCGGAGTTTGCCGGCAGCCAGCGGAACCGGAAAGTCTGAGGACGCTGGCCCAACAACATGGCATCGGCTCCGACAGTAGCCAATGGCGGTAGGCGGGCAGCCTTCGCTGGAGATGGAAGCTGCCGATTCTATTCGATGTCGCGTGCTGCTGCAGGCGAAACCTGGTCGATCATCGGCGGGTTCAGTTCGCCGAAGCGCTTGAAGCGTTCGCGCCAGGCCTCTTCGGAGAGTATGTCGGCGGTTCTCCAGACATCCAAAAAGTCCACCTCTACCCAAGAAGAGTTGGGCTTGAGCATGGCAAATGCTCCAGCATCACCAATGATCGCCGGACGGTTGTCCCAATTCACCAAATTGGTGGGGCGCTTGTAGGGTTTCGTGTCCGGTGATGCAGCACTTGCGGATTCCTCGGCTGCGCCGGCCGGCAGCGCAGGCGATGGCGGCGTCGAAGCAGAGGGCGCCGCAACGGACCGGACGATCGGTTCCCGCTGTCTGGGTGAACGCGAAATCTGGTCGAGCAAGTGCGTCGGCGGGTTGAGTTCGCCGAAGCTCTTGAAGTGTCCACGCCAGCCTGGTTCGCGGAGCTTTCGAGCGGTCCACAACACATCCCTGAAGTTGACTTCCACCCAAGGCGAATTGGGTTTGAGCATGGCCAATGCTCCGGCTTCACCGATGACTGCTGGACGATTGTCCCAATTCACCAACAGGATGCGGTGCTGCACTGGTGGCGAGGTGACGTCCCTGGACGTGGTGTAGCTGGGTAGCGCGGTGGTCAT